GAGAAAGGCCTCGTACCATCGCTGCCCACAAAGGACTGTCTTTACCGTACACATCAGTTCTTGAGTTAATTGAGGCCCAAGTAACCGCACCGGGGTAAAGCTCCTTATTCAAAACTATGTTCGGATGGTCGAAGGCTGATATCCTAAACGACTCAACGTCCTTCTGAACGCAAAACTGGTGTAGTGGATCATGTTCATTGTCTGGGTTACCTACTGCCACTATGAAGTTCGTCATACCTGTGGAGGTGTTCTGAAAAGCAGTAATGACCGGGAGCGGAATACCTGTACACTCCTCAAGTATGATCAGCATGTTCTTACGGTGGAAACCCCTAGCTCTACTGGCCGACTCTTCGTCCGAGCCTGTACCAGCTACGAACCCTATAGCATGCCAGCTATCCGACATCTGCATTTCATCCTGAGCAAGATCACCCGGATCACTCTCGTCCATGGTTACACGAAGCTTGTAAAAGTTAGCATCCGGTCTGAGCTTTCTAATCTTATGATGGATCATTCCTATCTCTGCCCAAAGACCTAGCTTCAACTGATCTTGCTTAGGTGCTGTAGTTACTACCAGCGAGTTTTCCCAACAGTCCAGAAACCAAAAAGCTAACCTGGCCAAACCGTATGTTTTACCCGTACCCGTAGCTGACTCTAAGCCTACGTATCTGTAATCTGGTAGCTCACCATCCTGAACTTGACCGTAGGATCGGCCTAGCCTCCTCCAAGCTTGTGCTATAGGGTCCTTATCCCCGTCCCATTCATGATTCTGGTAGCCTTCTAACTCTGACCACATGAATGATGTTCTGGCCTCTCCGAACCTCTCTTCTAACCACAAAATAGGGTCACGTCTCCATGACTCCCATTGCAAAGCTTCTAACTGCTTTCTCTTCAGGTCTACTAATCTCTGATCCAAAAGTTACTTGGTTACTGTTGTACGAACGGATGCTCAGCCATCAAATAAAGAGGGGGGTGCGTATGACCACGAACCATAAGCCAACCGCTACGGTGCTCTTTTATGTACTCAATCTCCTCATCGGTCAGTTCCCACTTAGACACCATACAAGGCATCTCTACGTGTTCTACCCCTCTGGGAATCTTTTCAACCGTGCGACATATCGGAAGCCCTACCGTGTTGATGTTATCACCAGCCCCTAGGACATCGTTCTGTTCTGGAAATTCTACTGCTTTCATATCTCTACTTCTTTTGCGTCATGCTCTGGCTCAAACTGAGGCCACCAGCTAGGATCAAAGTTATGCCACTTATCCGTTAAATGCCCAACCCCGTCTATTTCTTTCTGATCTCCTACGTGCCACAGAATGAACTGCACATTACCTTCTTTCAAATGCCTCCTGGCCTTCCTACCAGCACAAGTACCATACTCCCACTCTTCATCTGCCGCAGAACTGAAATACATCAATAGTCCTGATATCGCTAAACCGACACTTACTATGACCAAATAAACTCCTAATAGTCCCATGGCTATTTCTTTTTCCTAAAGTAAAAAATTCTACTCCAATTACCAATCTCAAGCTCGATATACTTTTCGTACAAAGTCCCTATGCGAATACCAAAAAGTAACTTGGTAGCATCTCGCCATAACAAACAATTCCAAGAATAGGCATCCTTCTCTATCAGTAGCGAAAAGTCATAACTATAAGCCCTCACCTTTGGAGCTACTTTGATTTTAGCTACCTTCCGATCTAATCCATCCACCACCTCGTAGGTATATTTGGCTGGAAGAGTAAAGTTTCCTTCAGCTAACCAATCTTGGATTTCTTCTCTTATCTTCTTGTTGGCATACGTGACAGGTAATCCTTCTATGGTCGGTATACCTGCCTCAGTCTTAACTATATCTACTAGCTTTTTCATCAATATTTACCAGTTGCTGTACAATTATGAAAATCCTCTTCAAATACTATCGTATGAATTCTATCTGGACCATTATAGAACGTAGCATAGTAGGCGTTGTCCAGAAAAGCAATGACCTCATCTATGTACCCGAAGGCGTGTTCTATGTGATGTATTCTATCGCCTACTTGTGCTCTCATAACCTTACGCTTTAGCCCCTAAATAAAACTGGTGAAAAGGAATAACCCTATAAGCATGGTTCATAGCTATCATCATTCTCAAGCTCTTTACCGTCAAGTACTCCGCAGCGTCATCAGCCCGGTATAATCGTTTGAACTCAATCTTGAAAGTGTTCTCCAACCATTCATAGTACTCATCTATACTGAGCTTTTCCCTATTACTTTCTATCTGATTGTACAGAGTCAGAACTGCCCTGTTTAATTGTTTACTGGTCATTTTCTTTATCGATTAAGCATTTAATATCATACACATTACAAGCCAGCCCTCCTACGTCATTACTCTTACTAAAATAAGCCTCATCCCCTTCGTCTGGTACCCCAACAACAGCTATGTTATTGGACAGTAAAAAGTTCGTTACCATGGACTCCTCCTCTTCTGTCAAATTGTCCCTGTCATCATTATGAATAAAAGGCATAGCCCATTCAGGAACAATAAAAGTTACTTTTTCATACCGCATCACTCACCTCCTTATATTTAACGAACCACTCATGGTGCACAGTCGATTGAAAACTGTCGTACCTATCCAAAATACCATTTAAGCTACCTAGATCCTGAGTATCTACCCTTTTACAAGGAGCAGTAAAAACCCCCGGCCTATGCTCAGATTCACGAGCATCATCTAGGACCTCAAACTCAGCCATGTAGTTAATAACTACATCTCCTTTTACCAAATCTCTAGTTGTCTTCAGCGTCATCGTCATCTTTACAAAGTTGTGTAACAAACCACTCAACATGTTCTTCAAAATCACAGAAACTATCACTGTGCCGATTGTGCTCCCACTCGTACGGATACTTACCGTCATGATCTCTCTGCTGTTGATCGTAATATGATATCGCAATAGCGTAAGCCTCATCGAAAACCTGGAACAAGCTCCCATTATCCGATAATGACCTAACTACTACAGCAGTTATTAAAGCTATTTCTTTTTGTTTCTTCCGCATGACTATAGCTGATAACCGTAAAAAGGTGGAACATCGTTAACTCTACCAATTACTTCCCAAGCTCTCTTGAAAGCTCCGGAACGGCTCCATCCCAACTTCATTAATTCATGGGCCTCTTTTGCAACTTGTGATCTAACATCTCTCATAGTAGTGTGAATTATTTGATACCTTAAATCTACCAAGATTTTGTTTAAAAGCAAAATTATGTATCAAAAAAAAACGTCCTGCACCCAAACTGCAGAACGTTAAATTGAAGAGGGTTATAAACCACCAATAAAGAACCCTCTATACCCCGTCTGGGTATTTCTTCTGAATAAATTCTTCCAGCTTCTGTTCAAATAGCGCAAGCTCTGGATCTCGCTTATCATGCTTGGCCAGCCACTTCTTATACTCCTGAAGCCCGGTCATAATCCTTTCTACTCTTATATGCTTCTGACGCTTCAACGAATCGAAATTAGGCGTCAAGGCATCAAACATCTTTCTATGGAAATCTAACTCATCTTTCTGCTGAGTGATCTCTATTTCTAACGCCTCAAAACCAATCCGCATCTGAGTAAGCCACTCATGCATCTCTTCTATGTACTGATCGTTTTCGTCTTTCATCGTACCAATATTTAAAAGTTACTTTTTCTTCATCATAGCCTCATAGCGATCAATCTCGGCCTGAAGCTCTTCCGGACTAAGGTTAGCTGACTTATTGAAGGATCGTATATCTCCGGTGACGTGAGCATTCATATCTACCTCCTGTTTCTCAGTATAACCTCTATGCTTCATCTTGGTCTTAGTGAACCATATCAAACTGGTGGTATCCTTGTCAACGAATACCTTCTGATAAAGTATGCTTTCAACATCATCGAACAATCCCTCCTCTACAGCCTGGACCTCCTCAGCAAATACTAGATTATCATTCTTCCACTGGTTGTAAGTTGTCCGGTGAATCTTCACAGCTTCGCATGTTTGCTTGATATTGGCCAACTTCTTAACAAAGGTCTTCAGGAACTTTATCTGAAGCTCAGTCAATCCTACAGCACTATGGTATGCTTTCTTGAATACATTAAGTAGGCAAGCCTTGTCTACCATAACATCATCCCAACCACAAGATGCCATCGCCTCCTGTAGCGAAGAGTCCTCAATAGCGGTAAGAAATTTCTTCTCTCTAGCCGTCAAATACTGCCTAGCTCTCTTTTTACGATCATTTTTGGGATCTTCCAACACCACCAAGTCCTTGGCTTTTTTCTTAACGCTCCTTTTAGGCTTGACTTTCTCTTGTACTGGCCTCTTGATCTTCTTAACATCTACCAGAGTAGGTATTGTACCACCTGTCTCACCTGCTTTCTCGCACAACATCTTCCAAGCCTCCCTCTTATTGAAAGCATCTACCTCCAATCCATTTACGTCTTCCTTAAACCTCAATAGTGGTTTCATCTTAGCCATCTCTCTACAAAGTTACTTTTACCATTTGTGTCTACCAGCCCATTTTAGTTACCGCACTATTCGTAGGTATGTTTACAGGCTTATCCATCTTTGCTAACCACTTCATAAAAGAGCTTACGTGGATATCCTCACATTCTGGAACATCGCCCAAGCTCTTTAAAAACTTTACTATCTGTTTCTCATGATCCCCACCTACTTCCACATAGTCTGAAGGGAACTTTGCATAAATAGTTGTACCGTGCTCTTTATTCCTCTCTTCGTCAGACTCATACCAATCAAAAAACCAACCATACTCATAAATCTTCTCAGCCTGTTGAGGCCCTTTGTACTCTCTTAGGTAGGTTATGTAACACAGCAGGATAACTACCGCAGTACCTAAAACGAAATTGGTCCAATCAATCTTTTTCATCACCAAGTAACTTTTTAAAGTGAAAACCAAATGTATCTGCGTCAAACTCACCTAGCATATAATGACCCCATTCTATCTCGAACTCTCTGCGCTTGTTCTCTTCGAAATTGACATAAATCTTATCCCAGATTGCTCTAGCTGCTCTCTGGTTGTCCTCTCTTCTACAGAAGGCATTATTCCTGAAAGCTTCTATCTGTCCTTTTAGAACTGCCTGTTCCATAGACTTACTTGCTTTTGGCATTTTCATCTCCTGCTAGTTGTGCTTTAACAATCTCTACCATCTTCATTACGGCCATTCCCTGAGACTTTACCCGGTATTTGGACTGTACCATACCCACAACCTCATTGAAGCCTTGCAGTGCTGCTTTAGGCAAAATGTGAGTGTTCTCAAGATCCCCTTCCGTGAAGGTATCAAGCTCTTCTACGATTGCGTCAAAGTCTGCTTTGATATTATCATAGAATACTAGGCTGACTGTAACTACTTCATTCTTCGGTTGAATGATATCGTAATCAAACTTATCAAGCTCTTCGAAAATAGTCTCATCTATGTGAGCGTACTCCTTGTAGTCAGTATTGGCGATCTCTTCTACCAACTCTCTCAAGATGCCTAGATCATCTTGACCTGTGATCGAATTGTGAGACAACTGGATAGCTCTCTTCTCATCGTTCGATATCAAGGCCTCTTCTACATACATGATGTGTAGCCTAGTGATACCTGCTTGCTTAGCTGCCTTGACCCGGTGGTTACCTGAGATAACCTCATACTTCCCTTTATGCTTTCCATTATCGAGGAGGATCGTAAAAGGTACGCTGGACAACTGGCCATCTCTCCGGATATTGTCTACAAGCTGCAGGAATGTTGTCTGTTCCATAAAACGAGCATTCTTCTCTACGAAGACTATCTCATCTATGCCTACTTCCTTGAGTTTAAATCTACTTTGTGTCTCCATTATGACTGTCGTCGTTTAATAAACTCCTTCATTACTGATTTCAAACTATCGAAAGATCCGGCCTCTTTCATGTAATATAGTTTGCCGGACTCACGCTTGTCTAACTTAAACACCCCTCGGTATTTCATACTGACAGGCTTATTGGTGAACACAGTGGTAGTGATCATCTTTACATCTGTAGAGTACCTGACATCAAGCTCTTCCTTGAACTCTTTGGCCAAAGTAGCCATGATCAAGAGCTTACTCAATTTGTCTTGGGCACTATCTATTACAAAGTCTGATTTCATCCACACATACTCCCCACCGGCTCTGGCCTTTTTACTGAAGTCGAACATACAGGCCCCTATCATATACCCATCTACAAACCACAGATAATTGAACGGGGAACTTCCTAGAAAAATGTCTTTCTTCATGTAGATCATCCTCAGATAATCTACCTCATTCATGGTAGCTCGTATGAACTTGATCTCACTATCAGCCGTAATCTGATGATCATCTGGGATCTTAGGATAGAACACAGGCTTCAGTTGCCGTCCTGTAAACCTGTTTACACCTGGAACCTCAATATTCGAATAAACGTACAAACGGTCACTCCTGAATATCTTCGGAAGGCCCATATACTTCATCTTAGTAATCACCACATAGTTGACAAGATCCAAATTAACCTTGCTGTACGGAGTCTTGATCTTGTCCCATAGAATATTGGCATAAAAGGACAAAGCATTATCAATACTCCTCAAACTCTTATTGAACTCCGACTGATAGACAAGGATGTGCTTATCGTCCCCACATATCTCCATTGCGTCCAAAACATCACCTACCTCTACTGAGATATGCTTGCCTTCCAGACGCTTTATGATTTCTGCAGTTGTCTGAGCATGCTTAGCTACGTACTTATTAAAGTTCTTCTTATAGTCCTCCCACTTGGCCGCATGGTAATAATCATCGCTATTGCATTTCTTGATACTCTCGAACAAAAGTAACTTGGCCAGCCGTTCTGCTTTAGTTCCTTCTTGAGTTCTCAGCCAATCGAAAGGAGGAGCCAACTCAAATACCTCATCCTTAAATATGATCGAATAAAACAGGTAAATAAATAGACTCTTGGTATGAACTACTATATTCTCATTCTTCAGCACCTGCTCTAAGTCAGCGTAATGAGAATTGACTACGTGAACTGTCTCAAAGCCTTTCACAGCCTCAAGAACTTTTTGGATCATAGGCCTAGGCTTATTGAAACTGTAGCCAACTAGATCCAAAAAATCACTGTGCTCAGAAGCCCATAACAAAGGTCTATGCTTTCTAGGAACTTTCGTAACATCGATATCGAAAATCTCTATGCACTTCTCAATGCTATCAATCTCTCTAAATTTTGCTACGTCCGGATTCTTCAACACGTAATCTACGTAGCTGTACATGAACTTGATAGTCTCGTAGGTTTCTTCCCACTTCCAGCTAGAATTGAATAATCTAAACTCCATGGTACCAATTCTATCAACTGGCACGAAGTTCAGATAAAAACGAATATGACCTCTGTGTGAAGCATTAGCAAACACATTAGGGATATCTTCGATCTTCTCTACCCGGTTCATCTTCTCAACGTAAGAATACTCCGGGCTAGGAGATACGTACTTATTCTCAAACCACTCGGCCAAATCCCATATCTGCTTCAAATACGGGGCTACCCAATAACTAAGTTCAAACAGCTTCTTGATTGTATCAAGCGGAAGATCCTTCACATAGAAATGAGCATCAAAGCCCTCATTCCACATCAAGTACCCTCCTGCATCTTTTATGCTTTGAATGAAGTCTCTGCACTCAGTTAAGTCTTCTTCTGAATGCTTATAAGGCCTAGTATTAATCTCGCCTCCAAATTGTCCGGTATGACTCACAGCACTGCCGTCTGAGTTGTGCATCCTAGACAGTTCATTATCTGTCCAAGCATAGCCTTTTGGCAATGTTATCTTGCTTTTGTCAGCATCCGCAAACTCAAGCTCAAAACCAAAAGTCCTATCTTTTAAGGCTTCATGCCACATCACGATAACAGTTTTGAAAGTGAGAAATAATCCGGTACCATCTCTACTAGATCACCTACCCTGGGCTTCTCTTTGTAGTTTACTATGGTGTATTCTGTCGAGGAGTTACTAAAGCTGAAGTTTCTGTCTACTATCTCACAGTCTTTGCTATTCAACCTGGTAGCACCTCCTAGTAACAAAACTTGTTTTCTATCCTCGTAAACTCTGATAATAGGTAATTTCACAGATAAGCAAGCCGAGCCTTTATACTGACTCTTCAAAGGGTAATACGGGATCGTACCGTATAATACATACTCTCCTAGTCTAATATCATCTACATTATTTGGGAGAATACCGTCTATTAACCATCCTAGGTAAAAACTACCGCCTACAGACACTGAAGAAAAACCAAGTGACTTTAAAACATCGATAGCTTCTTTTAGCTCTTCGGGTGTAGGGGTTTTATCATGCATACAACCGCTAGTGATCAAGGCTGTATCTAAAGTCACATTACTTCTATTGTTATCGGCAATTTCTTTTAACCAAGCTACATCATCCATAGATAAGCCTTCTCGATCATCTAACAAATTCACAGGTACAACACCCTCAAAAGAAACACTTAATCTTTCACAGTCCGATACTATCTCATCAAACTCTTCAGGATCTGTAATCAAACCTCCTATATGGAAACCTGGCTGATTAGCCCCAACTACATAATTGAAACCTCCTTGTATAGATTCTCCTGACCATATCCTACGGGGGATTACTAAATGTTGTAAACCCACAGAAGCGTAAAAATCCTTTACCATTAATGAGCATGTTACGCCATAGGCACTGCACAACTCTTCAGCCGTGGCCCAATTACTCAATACACTCTGCCTGTCTACTATAATTTGCATGCTAATAACGCTCTTTCGTTTTCAACCCCAAACAAATTCTTTCTGCTACCCACACACAAAAACCCGTACCTAGCAAAATTCCTTAAACTGATCCTGTTAATCGAAGATACAGTAGCTACAGCATGAATAATACCTGCTTTTTTAGCATTCAGTATCAACTCCCCTAAAGTACCTTGATGGATACCCATATTCCTAAAAGTAGGAGACGTGTAGCACTTCTCTACAAAAACACTAAAACGATACTCATCCGTATAACCTAGCGAATAACCTACGAGCTTATCCTTATGATAAGCCCCTACACTCAAACCTGACCCTAAGCATTTTTTTATCTCAGCATCAGTGCTTTGTATCACAAGCTTATTACCATCATCTATACACCTCTCTAACGCTCTCACTTCTCTGAAAGTAGTAGGGTGTAAGTCTAGGATTCTAGTTACTATCTCTTTGGAGTTGTTCATACCGATCTACTTCTGCTTCGTCTATGAATTTGTCAAGATCAACATCTGGGTGCTCGGATCTGTACTTATCTATTATAGCTTGCGCCTCTGGAATATGCGCTTCTGCAGCAGCATTTGACAAAGGGCATTTTAAGCTTCTAAGCTTTTCGTCTGTAGTCAACCATAACGGGTAAATACCGCACTGAGCAGGCTTATACCCACCATCACAATTAGCTGTGTCCTTAGCTTTACAAAGTACCTTTTTACCGCCTCTGTAGTTATCATCTATAATCTCAAGATGATTCGTACTAGCGTCAGCACTTTCAAACTCTTCCGGTAACATTATAATATGGCTGTTCTTAGCAAATTTGCAGCAGTGCCATCCGCAACCAGAAGTTGCGCAACTATCTAAAGTAGCTTTACTTGTATCCATTTCTTTGTGTCTTCAAAAATTAAAAAGCCCGTACCGAAATACGGCAGGGCTTTTGAGCGCAGAGCAGGACTCAAACCTGCAACCTTCTCATTGGAAATGAGACGCACTATCAATTGTGCTACCCACGCTTTATTACGTATCATGCAGCAGGCTCTACAAAAGCCATACACGCAGAGTACATATCCTGGTCTTCGTTATTCCACTCAACAACCTCAATACCTAACCTGTCACTTAACCATTTCGCTACAAGGTGCCGGTGACAAAAATCACCCACTTTCTCATAACACAACAACGCTATGTCGTCACCACCAGATAAAGCCTCAAGATCTTTAAGTACATTTTCTGGATCTAAATTGTCAAGTATTTTGTCGAACATCTCAACATACTGCCTATAAGTAGGACAAGTAGCGTCTTTCAACATATCAGGAGTCGGAGCTAAATGTTTGTAACTCGTAATACCTGCCGCCCATCTAGGTGCCCATCTAGCAATACCTATCGGACGGATGCCTAAGTTAGTTAATTTTTTAGCTTGGGCAAAATAACTTGTGTAAATCTTCATAGTATATTATTTGATTATTAACATACGGTAAAGCTACACATATTTTGCTTTAAAGCAAAACTAAGCCCTGCTAAAAAACCCGTAAATATCGGTATTCTTCATTAGCACAAACTTTTCTCCGTTGATTTCAACATCTACACCTGTATAAGTACCGTACAAAATCTTATCACCCCGTTTAGCAAGCATAGGAGCATCAGCGAGTCCTGGACCTGTTAACAACACCGTACCTTTCTTTGGTTTTTCTTTAGCGGTATCAGGAATGATGATACCGCTAGCAGTTTTGCTCTCAGCCTCATCAGGCAGAACAATCATGTAATCTAAAGCCGGTTCGAACTCCGGACTAGGTAATTTGTCTACTTCCATATTTCGTGTCTTTTAAAAAGGGGGATACTAAAAAACTTCATTGTGAAAACATCTCCCCGGTGTTTTACTATCAAAGCCGACCAATCTCCACGATCTAGGGTTTTGCCGCAGTGCCGTGTTTGATCCGCTGCTTTATCTTTTACCATCAGTGCGTCCGGACGAAGTTTAAAAAACCGGACCCCGTTTGATTTCGACTTCTTTTTGTTTTGCCTGCGGTAATCTGGATATGTGACAGGATTCGAACACTGCGCCCCAAAGCTTCTTAGTTCTTCAGGTGGATGCACCTCTCACAGGTTAAGAGCCTGCAGCACCTCGCCAGAGGGGTTCACCCTCTCGCTCTACCACTGAGCTACACATATTGAATACAATACTAAACAAAAAATTGCTTTTAGACAAAAATCCCAAGATAAAATAGGTTCGCATATTATCTTGGGATTCTCTACTGGTTTATCTGAAAGTAACCCGTACTTTCTAAGTGATCTTACTGTCAAGTGTAACTTTTCCTCTCTCGCTACTTCCACCTTGTAAGCTAGGTGTTATCGACTCACTTACTCCTGTCCACACCCTGAGCTAACAGGCTGACCAGCTACGGTGGGAAATTCTCATACTCGCAATAGGATTCGAACCTACACCCCTAACGCTCGATAGGTAGAGCCACCTTTACTACGAGTAACAACCTTGCCTCTAGGCTTACAGCTTTACCTGACGGATTTTTATCTTTAAAACTCAGAATCCAAAGTAAACACTCTACTAGCTTTATTTACTTTTTCAGCATTCGTTAAATTCTCTGATACAGTGTTGACCATCCTAAGTAAGGCCTGCTTTTCAGCACAATCTTCCTTGGATTTTAACCACTGCTTTTGCTTCACTAGGAAGTCTGGATCAACACCAGAAAGTACTACAGTGCTCATATCAAAATCCTTTTAAAAGTTTTACAATACCGTAAATCTACAAAGATTTTGTTTAAAAGCAAAAAAGTTAATTTTGCTCTTCTGTGCCCGGAGGAGACACATTAGCTAAATGGATCAACCTGTTGACCATATCCGGTACTGGATATACGTAAACTTTACCATCACGCTCTATACAGGCTAGATACCAGTGATCCGGAGCCATCTCAGTAACACCAGTCATCTCTAACCCTAGTTTCTTTTCAACCCCCTCTTTCGGACTTCGTAAAGGAACTTCCAATAAAAAATCCTCAACCTTAATAGCTGCCAATTTACCATGTTCTACTAATAGATCATCGAAATCATCCACAGTCTTTAAAACATAGGACTTACCCCGTAATTCTATAATATTTTCCATATCACAAAATTACCGGTATTTTACCTAATGTCAAAATTTTAAGGGGTTTTATACAGATCCTTTTCTATCTGCTTCTGCTTGGACTCAAGCTTGATTATCCTTCGCTCATGATCGGTCAACATATCGTCTGACTGCTTGATCCATTTAGTGTTATAATCCAGCTTTTCTTGAATATAAATGATATCACGCTGAATAAGCTTCTGATTCATCAAAAGCTCTCGTTGATTATCTTCTACCTTAGAGGTTCCGTTGAAAAACCATAAAATCAACGCTACAACTAAAGGGCTGGCAATACTAGTCCAGAACCTTACTTTCTCATTATTATAATCAGGAGTAGTCATACTAAACTTCTACTATTTGGAAATAACTATCTAACTCGGCAGTAATATTATTAGCACCTGTCTTATTTTCTACCTCAAGATATAGAGTATCTAAAGCAACTAACTCAGCCACAAAGGAGATATTCACAAAACCAACATCCCTAGCCCCTGCTAAATTATTACAAACTGTCTTTATATGTGTGATTTCTTCTTGAGTACTCCCGTCATCTTTTATTACCCTGATATCAATCACATCATTGGCTGTTGATGCAAGAGATAAAAAACCGCTTATCTTGTATAACCTGGCCACGTTATCTAAGCAGCGAACTTCACCGTTGGCTATAGAGTCAAAATGTACCAAATCGCTAATCGTAAACGTCCCGGCCAATCTATAGTAGGTATCAACCAATGCTATGACTGTCACTGTTTCAGCAGATAACGTAGCTGTAGCTCTCCGTCTAGTATTACCTAAACCTATATTATCACTAAAATCACTCTGCAAAGCATCTTGACTTAAATTAGGGATAATTGTACTGTAGTCAACCGCTACGACAGCATCTCTAAAAACTTTCGCACTTTTTATCTGGAATATATTAGCCTGAGAAAAATTTGCAGCAGAAAAATCACAAAGTCGTCCAGAAGCCCCTAGATCAACGTTCATATCATTTTCAAAACTAGAGGCTATTACTAACCCAGCCCCGGCAACAAACAAATAGTCAGAAGCTGTCAAACCAAGTCCCCTAGCTATAGAGGTGGTTATCCTGGCCCCATTCATAGCCCCTGCAAAAATAATTTTAGACTTGCCTCCAAACCTACCGGTACCGTTCTCTAAATACTGCCTGAAATTACCAAACTCTCCTATCGTATCAGAGTTGTTAAAATTCACAACGTTAAACTCCGCAGCCTCATTACCAGATACACCAACGTAATCAAATATCTTACTACCTGCTCCTGAAGACTCTAGGCCTACTCTTTCGATTAGCACATTTCCAGAACCTCCTACAGGACTGGTAAACAAGGCTACTCCGTCTTCTGTGCAAACTAACTTGGATATATCGAAACTATGCCCTCTAAGTGTAATGCCTTCTGCCGGTATCTCTATACTAGCTGTGATAGTCACCTCACCATCTACTAAAATAGGTTTGGTTTTGTCCGCAGCTATTAACTCAGCTTCAGTGGAGACTACTTGTTCAGAGGATGCTACACGAAAAAAAAAATCCCCGGAAGTAAGGTAGGTTATCAGGGCAGCTACTGTGGGTATTTGAGTTATACCATCCGATTCATAAAACTCTGTGACAGGCCGCTTTCTGACTAATACATCAGACTTGTTACCAACACAATAAATTTCTACTTGCTCGTCATCAAGCACCTCAATATCATAAGCACCTCTTGATTTGGGTACTCCATTTAACAAAAAATACTTAGTGGTGCCTGGGGCTAGTATTACCTTATCAGCCATCTTGTAGAGATTTATAGGATAAAGATACTAAAAGTAACTTTTAAAAAGGCATGTCTGGATATTCTATTTTCGTAGCAGGTATGTTCGTTACTGTCTTAAATGTAGGATTATTGTACTCGTCCCTCCCTGCAAACTCTACTTTTCTGTGATATTTCTTGCTATTCTCACTAACTGTAAGCACTTGTATATTATCTGCAGAATACCCTTTAACCCTATCAATTCTATCAACACTTAGACCCTCTTTTCCTCTGTGCTTACCGTTCAGGTAATCAGTTTCTC